GTAGGCACCTTCCCTAAAAAACTGGCCTGATTACGACTGCCCTTCGAGCTGTTGCATGACTGGCAACATGCTACTGCGTTCTCAAAGTTGATCACTAAGTCAGGCGCTTTGCTAATTGGAATGATGTGATCGACGGTCGCTGCTGGCGCTGAACAATAGAAGCATGACCATTGATCCCTTGCCAATACCTGTAACCTAAACTTCTTGTAGTCTCGGCTTAATCTTGGATCGCCTCGCTTTGCCATTACTGCCAGCCTCTAGTCTTTAGATGATGTAGTGCATTGCAATAGTCCGGTATCTCATAGTCAAGACCATAGCGCTTTGATACATAATACCAATAGATATAGAACTGATAGTCATAAGGCTTACCTTGCATAGACTTACTGCGCATTTGATAATAGCCATAATGACTGCCATTTACTGCATCGATGTTCCATCTAGATTCTCGATAGACGATCTCATTATGACAGTTGTATTGCTTATCTGTTAGCTGCTTATTTGCTAAGACTTTTAAAGGCACTATTGAAGCCTCTGATCTATCAATGCTTGCAATAGATAGAGATAGCCCAATAACGACGGCTAACTCTCGCGCTACGCCTTTCAGGCGCGAGTTGAAGCCTTGATGGCTTCTAGCCGATAGTGTACCGCGAGTGTCAATTACCATTAGTATAAGTCCTGCTCAGAACGGCGTGGCGAGTTATTTATCTGTAGAGTAGAAGCCAGATCCCTTAAACGAGATCCCGAAAGAGCTGTATATCTTGCGCATAGGTTCATGACAGAACCCGCATTCAACATCGTGTGGTTCATTAATCTTTAACTCCTTCTCGTAACGCAAGTTAGCCTCACATAGATCATTTGTACATTCAAACTCATATATGGGCATTACTTCTCGACTCCATGAATAGTCTGCAAATGGCTTAACATCATTCGGCTAACCTCTTTCTGACCAAGGAAGCCCCAAGCCGATAACAGCGAGTAACCGCAATAACATGTATGTAAAGCCTCTGGTAATACATTTCGTTCATCGCCTGCTTTTGGCATTTACTGTTCCTCCCGGCAAAACTTGCATCGTTCTCCTAGTGCATATATGCCACAGTCTAAACATCTAACAATGTCGGCATCTTGCACGACATCTTTGCGGTCTTTGTAACCCGCAGCTATTAGTAACTCCACCAGATCGCTAAGACGCAGCATTGCTACATAATCCTGAGCATGTTCGCCTTGTCCATTGAGTCTGAAAGTGGCGAACCCCAATAAACCACTCTCTTTAGTACGACTCTCGATCTGGCGGAGTGTCCCTACTACATCGAGTCCTGTGCGCGCTTTAACCTCGCAGTCGAACGGGACATTGAGAATGTCACGCCCAGAGCCTCGACCTACTGACGCGCCTTCCCACCAGCGCTTCAGATACTCTGCGACTACTCGCTCTGTGCGAAAGCCGCGATGTTTTCTACTTTGCGACACTAGACTCCAGCGTTACTGCGTGGCAGTCAGGACATGACCATGTAAAGCCAGCAGATAAAGATCCGCCGGTAATAACGATCTCTGATACATCAAACTCTCGGTTGCATAAACAGCATCGAGTAGTAATCCCAGAGGCTTTAACGCTATCTCGGATCTTTTTATAGTGTTCAATTACATCGACATCAGGGAATGACTCCCATTCGCCGTCTTGGTTCATGAATTGTAGGCTGCCCATTATCCGCGCCCCTTCTGCTTTACCCACTTACCATCGCGGTTAATCTCTAACCACACAGGCTCGCACTTCTCTAGGAAGCCGCCAACTGGATTCTGGCATCGGAACTGCGCCCAAGGCTTATTGTTTTTCTTGGACACGCCTTCGCTAAACGCCATAATTCCATGCTGGCAGGTTGGTATGTCCTCATCAACCTTAGTACCACCAAGAACATCTTGCACTAAAGCAACCGCTTCACTAGCTGATGGCGCTGGTGAGACCGCCTTAGTTGACCAAGGATCGTCCTCAACCGGCATTGTTATTTTGTCTGCTAACTTCTCGGCAAACGGTTTAGACTCTGCCGCCTTGACTTTAGCCATCTCCTCGCGGCTAGGTCTCTTTCCTTTGCTTGCATAGCCAGCATTGGCGAGAGCGCGACCGATCGCAGAAGTCTCGCAATTCTCAAGAGCGCTCGTACTATTGACTCCTCTAGTCGATACGGTTTCCTCTGCAAAGCCCGTACTCCAAGGCTGTGCATCAACCTCAGTTCGATATATAGCAGCCTGAACAATAAAGCGCTGCAAAGTGTGTTCAATAATCTGAGTAGATATTCTGCCATCAGGATAATCCTTCCAGAACTTAGTTAAGCGATCCTCGACCGTCTCGTAATCTTCAAGATTAAACATAGAGTTCATTCTCCTCTGTATGCAGTTGACCAGCAATAGCCACATAGGCTGCTAAGTCGATGTAGGTGTCAGTTTTTGCAGTCTCCATGCTTCGCGCTATTTTAACGAGCGCCATACACATTGCGACCTGATAGTCAGTAACCGGCATTTCCAAATAACTCGACCAGAGGGCAGCAGTTCGCGCCATATTGTCACTTGGGTGTCCGTAATCCATTCCTCGGTCTTGAATAGTTGCTCTTGCTTCGTTGAGAAAGTCTCTAGCATTCATCGGCCGACCTGCTCTAGCTGACGAGCGATCTTGCGAGCCGCAATGCGACCCTTAATCTTGCCATGTTCAAAGCCTTTGCCATAACCTAAAAGGAAACCAATTAACATGCCTACTGCTACGGATAAAGTAATTGCTACATCTGCGTTCATTATGCCACCGCCCATTCTGGGCAGACTGAGTTATCTTGATGCCATACTCCGATTACTTTGATGCCGTACTTTTCGCCATCGCGCTTGTAATCCTGTAAATGGAACGAGATATCAGCTTCTGAAGTATTGCCATAGAACTTATTAAAAGTCTTGCCATTTGCTAGTTCTACTCTTACATAGTGTGATGCTTTGCTCATTTTGTTTGCCCTTTCGTTTCTGTGAGTATTTCTCACTTCCACGAATGTAACGATACGCCTGATCTAGGCTTGGTCAAGCATATTTAGATAACGAAACGGTAACAATTCTCCGTTGTCCATAGCATCGTCTATCGTGCGCTTGATGTCGTTATCGAGATCGTCCATAGCGCCGCCCGGCAACTACGAAAGTGCCGTCCTTTTCGATGTTAATTAAGGTTACTTGGCTATCCTCAACGATAATAAAAGCCTGCTGCCAGTTCATAGTTCCCTTGGTATAGCCAGCCTTACGGATATCCATAAGATGCCCGCCTTCTACGCCACGCAGAATACGCCCTATTTTGCCCCCAGAAGCCTCTGTAAAGGCCGATACGCCTGCTCTGTGAGTGTGACCGCAGACAACGCTCAAACCATGCCTACGAGCCGCCCCAAGGGCTGTTAGACCCGCATTAGGGTTGATGCCCTGCTCGTCACCATGAACTGCTACCCAGCCCTTAGCAAAGGCATAAGGCTTCTTATGATAGGTGATGCCTAACTCGTCTAAACGCATGAAGCGCTCGAAGCGCAATTCTGGCAGCGCCAAGAATGCTGGAATCTTCTTCATGATTACATTGTAAAGTCTGTCCGTATGATTAGAACGGATCATGTGAGCGTCTTTGGCATGCTCGACCAGCGACCAGAGAACCTCTACTGCTAGGTCTCTATCCTCAGCTAGTGTCTGCTCGTACCAGCCCGGCGTGCCGTCTGACCACCTGCTGATCTGCGGGAGGTCGATCTCATCTCCAAGTGTAATAACGCTATCTGGGCGGTATGCCTTAATAAAAGATGCAACATTGCGGACAGCAATTTCATCGTGATATGGAACTTGTAGATCGGGAACGATTACAGTTCTTTTCATGCTTAATCCTCATCATCGTCATCGTCATAAGGGATTTTGTCTGGTGACTGCGGCAGCCAATTAGGAGTTGGCAGGATAGTTGCCGGGTAAGTTAAAGGCTCTAGAAGTATTGCTAAGGATAACTCAACGCTAAACCCTGCTCGTCTAAGCGATTTGTAATACTCATTTAGCCCGATGCAGTACTGATCGAGCATAGAGTAAGCCTCTAGGTCAATAGCCTTCTTGCGAGCCATGATTAAATTATCGCTCTAGAAGTATGTTGTAGATTTCATCGACACGCGCATTGAGTCGCTTAATCTCCGAC